AATATGGGGATGTAAAGGTTTCGACGGGGATTTCAAACCTTGGTAAGCGAGCGGCGGTGCGGAACCGCCATAAAATCCGCAACTTTAAAATTAACTGACAACAAAACAGTTGCTTTAGCAGCCTGAGTGCTGCTCGTTCCTGCACAGAGTACCTCGGCTGTGTAAGGGGCGTCGATTAGAGGTAAATGTGAACAGGGGAGCGCTCCGAACCCTGTCACAGCTTAGGAGCTGCCAAAGTGCATAGCCTGTTGATGGGCGATGCACCGAGGGAGATTTAAAACACCAACTGCGCTCGGAGAAACCCTTGGCAAGATTTTTTCGGACAGGGGTTCGATTCCCCTCATCTCCACCACATAAAAAAGTCAGCAAACAAGCCATATTCAGTGTTTATCGACTTATTTGCTGACTTTTGATAATCAATATTTTGTTTTAAAATGCGTTATTTTGCACTAAAAATCATTATTTTGTTTTAAAATCCAACACAAAATCCAACATGAAATTAGGCTTGTTTTTGAGTGTTCAGCTTCTCTGAAAAATTACTTTCAAAAATGTTAATAATTTTGGTATTCATTTCTTCTTGCTTGTCTCTTAGGGTGTGTTGATAAATATTTTGCAGAACTGACACAGATTTCCAACCACCTATTTGAGCAATATGTTTATCGGGAATACCTTTAGCATGAAGTTCTGAGGCAAAGTAGTGGCGGAGTTTGTGGAAGGTTATGTGAGGTACATCGCATTTCTCAACAAGCCTACGAAACTGACCGTACAGCGTGGCAGGCGAACAACCAAAATATTTCCATTCTCTCACTTCTTTTAGGATATGCGGGGGAAGCGGAATGAATCGGTTTCCTGCATTTGTTTTTGGCGGTTTAATAACAACATTATTGTCTTTGTCATAGACAGCGGCCTTGTTCACGGTGATACCTATATCTGTAATATCATCGGGAGTTAAGGCGCAAATTTCGGAACGGCGAAGGCTGCCCGAGCTTGCAAGCAGGATTGGCACACGAATAAAATCATTTGCGTTATTTAGCAAAATGTTAATCTCGGCGGTTGTCGGGATTATGTATTTAGGCTCAACCTTTTGCGGAAGTCTTGTTGTTATAATAAACCCGGGGCGATACGCTTTGAAAACTGCCGAAAGCAGTCCGTGTGAGTTCCTCACGGTCTTGGGTGAGTACTTTGCTGACATTTCGTTGACAGCCAACTGAATATGCTCCTGAGTAATGTTGTCAAGCTTCATCGGCATAAGCGCTTTAAAATCGTTTCGCAGGTTCTTTTCATATCCGTCAACAGTTGATGAGGAAAGAACAGCGGATTTACTGTCAATGTATCTGCGGTATGCCTGAGCAAGGGTCATATTACTGTATGACAATTCCCGATTTTCACGGTTGTGTGTAAATTCTGCGGCGGTATACTCTGCCTCTTTTTTGGTCGGGGCGGTAAACGATTTATAATGCCATTTACCGTTTTCGTCTTTGTAATCAGGAACTAAAACACGATAGTTGCCCGATTTCAGCTTTTTGGCTTTTGCCATAATATCATCTCCTGTAATGTGGTATCGGCTCTTGTTCCACCAAGTAAAAATGCCGACACCATTTTATACCATCCTCGTACTGTTCCAGCAGTACGGGGATTTTTTTAATTACCAAACCATTTAAAGGCTCGTCTAAATCCTGCTTCTTCTGCTTCAGCCACCGTCATTGCGTAGAATTCCCCTTTCTTGCTAATTTTAGTAGAATCATATTGTTGGTCGAAAGGCAAATGATATATTTTTGTTTCACCATACATATCACGACCAATATTACATTTTATACATGGGTAATCATCAACTTCAATATTTTCTTTGAATTTTATACCTAAGTATTTTGCCATTTTCTTAGCCATAGGAGATAGTTGAATATTTGTTATTAAAACTCCCTTAACATTTTCTTTAGGGCAATTGTGCTCAATGCAATAGCTTGCCATAGTACCATATAGTTGAGTTATATGTTTTTCATGTATTTCTTTTTTTGAACTCCAGTATTTACATTGAACTATCAAAACTTTATTACTTTTTTTACATATCAAATCACGACCTAAATCCTCTAATCCCATATATGAACCGAAATAATCAACAGAGTATCCTGACTGTGAATATCTATATCCAATATACAATTCATAATCACGACCAATTTGCCATTTTGATTTTTTATGAGATGCTTTATAACGGTCTAAAGCCAATTGATTTCTTTCCACGGTAGATAAACTGTTATATTCTTCTTTAGATAAATAGTCACGAGTTGGATCATAATCGGGTAATTCATTGACATCTATAATCGGCAAATCATTATAATCCGTTTCAATAACATCTTGTAACGAGGGAAATAGATTGAGTAGGTACGATAATTGGTATAACGCTTCTTTATTTTTTTCAACCATAGCTTTTGCGTCGTGACGAATATCACGAATGGATTTAACTTTTTTCATCCGTTGCTGATTATATCCCCAGTCAAGTTCTTTAGCTAAATGTTCAAGTCCGTAAGTTTCATAATCAGCTACTATTTTGGTCATATACGGAATTGCTGTTAAATTTGATTGTGCAGATTCCAAAAAGGAGATTTTATTTTTTAGTAGTATAATTTGTTTAACATAGTCAACATCGCTTATAATATCTGATAGTATTTTGCTGGCACGGTTTCCGGATGGATTGATAGATTTTATTAGTTCATCAACCTGAGCATACTTTCTTTTCAATTCTTCATACTCTAAATTGGTCTTATCGTCCAAGCGAGAACTGAGATATTTATTGCTTTTTTCAATCTTTAAAAGTTTAATATTGGTCTCACTTAATGAATTTACATCATAAAGATTTGGCAAAAACTGCTCATATCGCTTATCTATTTTTTTATACAATTCATCAACTGAATTTTGAAGAGCAATCAATTTTTCAGTAGCTTTGTCTTGACCATATATTTGTTCATTAGAAAGTTTGTATTTTTTTCTAATATATGTGTTTTTAATTTTAGTTGCCAATACCTTCACTAAAATTATAACTATAATAAGTAGCACGACACCTAAAAAAGCTAAGGGTAAAAATAATTCTTTGTCCATAAACATCCTCATTTTATTGACAAATATATGTCAATTGATATAAAATAACATTGAGGATATTTAATTTATCTCTCATCCCTATTTTTTTAAGCCGTCTGTTGGTGCGAACAACAGGCGGTTTTTTTATATATTCGATTTTGTAATCCATAATATGTATGAGGTGATTTTATTATGGATTACAAACAGTACCAAAAATCAAGAAATATGTCATGGGAAATCCTTGTAAAGGAAAATATAAAGGAACTTCCGGTAAACATTGTTGAGTTGTGTCACAAGCTTGGCATCGCTGTTAAGTATTATGATAAGTTGGAGAAAGGTAATGACGGTAAATGCACCGTTGTTAACAATCAGGCTATCATACTTGTACGGAAAGACTGCAACCGACAGCGGAAACGCTTTACCGTAGCTCACGAGCTCGGCCATATACTACTCGGTCATGTCGGAAAGTATGAGCTTGTCAACCGAGAAATCTCACCAACTGACAACCCAATAGAGCAGGAAGCGAATGTTTTCGCAAGCAGACTACTTGCACCTGCGTGTGTCCTATGGGGATTAAAGGTAAATAGTGCTGATGAAATAGCTCAGATATGTGACATAAGTCCAACTGCAGCGGCATATCGCTGGCAACGAATGCAGGAACTCTACAAGCGGAACAAGTTTTTGGTTGCTCCGCTTGAACGGGAAGTTTTCAATCAATTCCAAAAATTTATTTTAAATCATCAACATCTGGCAAATCCATAAGTCTTTGCAAATCGTCGTCGGTAACGGTTGTTTCCTTAAAACTTCCGTCTCGGGCGGCGGTTTTTATTTTGTAAATATTTTCTCCGTAATTACCGCTACATATTAAATCATTTGAGTAATCAAGTAATTTTTGTTTACCCTGATTGTTTAAAGAGCGATAGGAAGAAATTAGTTTTTTCTCATTGGCATTTAATACTGGATTATTGTTTGAATTGTTAGGAGTTAGTACACCTTTATCAATACTTTCAATGTCCAAAGATAATTCATTAAATATTTTAAGCACAGTATTTACACCTGCACCACCAATACCTCGTTTAAAGATTGTGTCTAAGGTCGAATACGGTATATCAATCTTTTGTGTAAAAGCACGAATGCTTTTATAATTATTTAGAATTTCATTTTTTAACTGTTCTTCGATAGTCATTATGTTCAACTCCTTTTGTCATCATTATACACGCTATTTGCAAAAATGCAATACAAATTTACGAAATTGCAAAAATTATTTTTAAAAAAGTCTTGACAATTTACGAAATAGCGTGTATTCTTTAATTACAGTAAACGCAATTGCGTAAAAACAGAAAGGAGATAATCTTATGTATCCAAACTTGGAAGCTGAAAAATCAAGAAACAAAGTAACCAACAAGGATATAGCTCGCGTGCTTGGAATAGATGAATCAACGGTTTCTGCTAAGTTCAATTCGTATGACAGGCTTAAATTTTCTGAAGCTAAGGCAATCCGTGATAATTTCTTTCCAACATTACAGGTAGAGTATCTTTTTGATTACAAAACCGCATAAGAACCGATACCACATTACATAAAACCAAAGTAGGGGGGTGAGAAGAATGTTTGCTAAATACATTAAAAGTAGGAACTACAAAAAAGGTAAACACGATGTTGTTATACGCTTGAATAATTTCAGTAGTGACAATCAAAAAGAAGATGTGATATGGGAAATAAAACAATTGATGAACCGTATAAACCATGCATCCGAAAGTAAGATAAACTACAAAATAAAAATCGGCTGAACATAAAGGTCAACCGATTTGATGTTATCAGTTATTCGACACTGTAAAGAGAATCATATGAGACATCAATAGGGTTGGTGTCATTACAAGCCTCTATAAATAAAGAAGTTGGTACATCATATTTAGGGTCTTGTTCCAAAATTGACAAAGTTGCATAAATCATGCCGTCATCTTTCATCAACTTTACTTGTTCATATAATTCTGAAACCTTAACTTTAATCGCAGACATATTCTCACCTCCTCTCTGATTATAAATAATATCACGAGTTGAGATGAAATACAAGTTAAGCAAACAGCGTAAAGAACCGATACTACATTACATAAAACAAAAGTAGGGGGGTGAGGAAATCAATTCTAAGAAACTCAAAGAGTTAATAAAAAATGCAGGCTACACACAGGTAAGACTTGCAGAAGAACTTGACATATCACCCAACTCTCTTTCATCTAAAATAACGGGTAAATCCGAATTTACTTTAAGAGAAGCAAAAAAAGTTTGTGAATGTCTTGATATAGCAGACCTGAGCAAAAGGGCAGAGTTGTTTTTGACATAAAAAAACAAGCACCGACGGTCCTTTCATCGGTACTTGTTCCCAATTTTTTTACCTGTGTAAATTGCAGTCAGAAGTGAGTACAAAGGTTTCTCTCGCTTTTTTAACTGGTGAGGAACCAGTGAACTTTGTCTCAACATCTGACATCAGCAAAAGGACTACCGATTTCTTGATTTACTGCGTCACTTAAGCGGTTTGGCTCCGCTGTGATAGCCTTAGCATTCGCATTTAACAGGAACCGGCAAAGTCAAAAGTTTGGTCAAAATAACCAACTCCTTCCTTTTGCCCCAAAATAGGCTAATTTCATTATACAAATATTTTTGTATAATGTCAAATCATTTTAAACCTAAAGTAGGGAGAATCATTATCATTATGAATGAAATCAGAGTAAGAATTAAAGATCTCATCAAAGAGCTTGAAATGTTGCAGAAGGACGGCTACGAATGTGCTGACCTCACAATTGAAGAAGCCGAAGAAGGTATTCCGGCTCGCATTATGCTCAGCGACTACGGCTGTGTATTTGAATGCAAAGACTGACCCAAGAACCGACAAGGGGGGTGAGAGAATGAACCGAATTACAGTAAGGATTGACGACTTAATTGGTCAGCTTAACGAATTAAAACGAGAAGGTGTTGAAAAAGTTTTGCTTGAAATTGAAGAAGGTGTTGCAGACCCCGAGGAGAATTGTCCGAATAGGATAAATATGATGCCTGCATATCATCCGAGTGAAATTTTTTCGCAAGTTTATGAAAGCTACTAAAGCAAAAGTCGATACCAGATTACAGGACTAAATAACGAAAGGGTGAGAAGAAAATGCCGAGAAAATTAGCTAAGCCCGAGGACCAAATGAAAAGACAGCTGATTGCCAATATACAGTATGAGGCAGAAATCAGAAGTATTGACCGTGAAGGACAGGCTCTTGTAGCACATTGCTCTGAGGGCACCTACAGAAAAAGAATTAAAGATCCGGGCACTTTTACGGTGGAAGAGCTGTCGAGGCTTGCCAACAAATTTGGCATACCTATTCAGAACCTTTTCAAGGCAAGGGTGGTGTGTGATGAATGAATGACAAAACACTTGACGAACTAAATGACATGGCCAAAAGGTGGATTGACGGAGAGGTTAATCATCTTGAGGTTGTATCACTAAAGTTATTTGATAGGTTATTGGTACTGGAACTTGCTAACGCCTATTCTATGTGCAAGGTCGGTTTGCTCAGTGAAAAATACACTGCCGCATATAAATTAAAATTCTTTCAGGAGTATCGTGAACTAAAGCTCAAGACAGAACATTTGCTGGTCCAGCAGGAACAGCAGATTGACTCTGCAAGAAATGCAAGCGTAACGCTTTCGGAGGTTTGCAAAGAGTACGGTAAAGATGAGGTTGACCTCGTTAAGCTGTGCGAATTACAAGCAAAGGCAATTGATGAGCTGACACATGAGAATGTACATATCAAGCTGTGGAACTCGGTCAGAGCATACAAGAAGCCGAAAGATTACGCAAGACGGCATATGAGCAAGATTGTTGATGAGCTTATTGACAGGTTCGGCAGTAAAGTACCGTTTGAGCAGGTTGTTATGTCATATCTCAACACTTGCCTTAAAGACAACCGCAGAGAGATGTGGGAACAGCTGACAGGCGATGACTATCCGACAAAGGCAAGACAGCAGTTGCCGGTCAAGGACGGCAATGCGAAAGGTGAGCTTGAATCAATGAAGAAACATTACGGTGTGAGAGCCAAAAGAAAAATTGTAAAGGAGAACAATGAAAATGATTTTTAAAAACTGGAAGAGCAAAAGCGAAATCAAGAGAGAGTCGGCAAAAAAGGAGCTTGATATTAAGCACCTCAACAACCGCAATGTAATTGCCGATGAGATTGCGAATGTACAGCTTGATATCATTGACCGACTAAAGGCAGAGAACAACGAACTCAGAGCTGAGATTGAAAAGCTCAGAACGGAAAATCTGACACAGGGCTTTGAGTGTGTTGGAGTATCGGCTATTTGATTGTAAGGAGATTTGTGTAATGGAAAGAAAACCGACATTGACTACGATTGCAATCGAAAAACTTCATCCACATCCTGACAACCCTCGTAAGGTTCTCGGGGATATTGATGAACTTGCTGACAGCATTAAGGCAAGTGGCATTCTCCAAAACCTCACGGTTGTGCCAATGAATGACGATTGGACGGAGTTTACTGTGATTATCGGACACAGAAGATTAGCAGCGGCAAAGCAGGCAGGATTGACTGAACTGCCGTGTGCTGTTGTCAAGATGACTGAAAAGGAGCAGTTATCTACAATGTTGACCGAAAATATGCAGCGGTCAGACTTAACCGTATATGAAGAAGCAAAGGGCTGTCAGCTCTTGCTCGACCTCGGTGATACGGTTGCAGAGGTTGCAGAGAAAACAGGATTTTCAGAAAGCAAAATCAGACGGAGAGTTAAACTCTGTGAGCTTGACGAAGAGGCATTCAAGGAAAGTCAGATCCGACAGCCTACGCTTGCAGACTATGACCGATTGAATCAGATTAAAGACATTGACACAAGAAATAAACTGCTTAAAACAATCGGAACGAATAATTTCGACAATCTTTTGTATTCTGCTGTGCAAAAGCAGGAAGCTGACGAGAAAAGAGCAGAGCTTGAAAAAATCTGCCTCGATAACGGTATGACACAATGCGAAGGTTTTAAGGATATTCCCGAAAACTGCGAATACACAGGAATGTTCCAACTTGAAGATTTAATCGGCAAAACATTTGATGACGGCAGAAAGAGGTATTTCTTCCCGGCATATGGCGGTAGAATACATATCTATACCAAAATGACAAAAAAGAAAATCAAAGAGCTTAATGCAAAAGAAGAAAAAAGAATTGCAAAAAAACAAAAATTTGATGAAATCAATTCTCAGATTGGCGAAATTAACGAGCGTTGCAAGGCTCTCAGAGAAGAATTTATGCGAGAGGGCAACTTTAACGATGACTCCCAAAAACAAGCATTAATCAATTACATATTGTGTTCGATGTCTGAACGGAAAGAATACAACGAAATTTCTTTTTGCGCTTTAAGCGGTCTTAAATATGATGACAACAACGAATGCATAAACCTTGATGATTGCATAAAAGACACCGGCAAAATGTTAATGTCAGCGGCATATGCTTTTTTTAAGAACTGGCGAGACAACAGCAGTTACATTTTAGTTGACTATGCTGATAAAACAATTACCCGAAAAATCAATCCCGAACTTAACAGATTTTATAATCTACTCGTCAAGCTCGGCTATGTGATGAGTGACGAGGAGATTCAGCTCCGTGACGGCACGCATCCGATTTTTACCACCGGCGAAACAAACTAAATAAGTTAATCACACAACTGCACTTGTGAGATTATATATATCTCATTTTTTACCTACTTTTCTGAATATTACCATTTACATATCTCAGACAGGTGCAGATGTCTGAGATGGTTTTAATATTAAAACGAGGAGAATAGTCATGAGAGAATATTTATTCAGAGGTAAGATGATAGCTAACGGTAAGTGGTCAGAGGGCAATTTGCTTGTGACTAAACAAGGTTGCTGTATAACACCCGATGCAACCGTTTTAGGCAGCTATGGTGCAGTAGATCCCGAAACAGTTGGGCAGTACACGGGTATGGTTGATAAGCACGGCACAAAAATTTTTGAAGGAGATATCATTGATTTTCTTTACCGCTCGGATGATGACGACTATGGAATCGTTCAGTACGATGTTGGTGAAACTGAATTTGGATTTGTGTATAATTTAATCTATGAGGGATTAGGCAGACACTATTCTTCAAAAGATATTGAAGTTGTTGGCAATATCTACGATAATCCCGAACTTTTAGGAGATGAAAATAATGGCAAAAAATGAGGAAGATAATACAGGGTACATTACTCAATCTACTCGTAATTCTATGCTGGTATCATTGAGCCGTGAAATCAATGTGATTTCATACGAAAACGCAGTTTTATATGACACAATAATCAAATTGTGTCGAAAGTTCTTTCCTGAAAAAAACAACCAAGAATTTTGGACTCAATGTAAGATTATGGAGAAAGGAGCTTATGCACCTAATCCTATTGATGATCCAACCACACCCTACATAGAATCTCACATACTGAGATTAGAAATGCTTGCAACCGGAAATATGGAGCTAAAAGACCAAATTGTTAAAATGTGCCGGCTGTTACTTGAGGAGAAAGACAATGACAAAGGCAATGACAGAAGTAAAACTTTATTTACAATATTTGACACTCCCGAAAATGCCCCGAAACTGTGGAACAGAAGAACATATTGCTATCAAGCCGAAAGAGCCGTACAGGATATGACTGCCGAAAAAGCAATTGAAGTGTTAAATGAAATCGGCGAAGGAGCAAATATTGAAGATATGCTTAAAAATTTGAGCAATTCCAATACATTTACCGCTCTTAAACTTGCCGTCCATGCTCTTGAAAAGCAAGTGGCAAAAAAACTTAAAGAAGTGACACGCACAAGTAGCAATAAAAAGAGCATAGTAAAAGCGTTTGAACATAATTATAACCGCCAGAATTGGCAAGATCCAGTGCCGATACCCGAGCACAAAGAATGGCAATGGACTGACTATCAATGCCCCATTTGCAACGCCCTCATCAAAGAGGGCAGACCTGAATTTTGCTGGCGCTGCGGACAGGCTTTTGACTGGTCTGATGAAACGGAAGGCGAAAAATAATGGTAAAAAAGAGAAAGAAGGATAACATTGACCTTATTTGTGAGGAGCTAATGAAATATAATGAAGAACACGGAACGTCATACAGTTACGGCGAATATACAGCGCTCGTCGGAATGGGAAAAATCAAAAGTAAGTACCGAGACAAAAGAGACATTGACCTGCCGCTCTTGTAAGGAATGCCGAGGGTACAAGTTTTGCGCAAGCAGAAGCAGGGATTATCCTTGCCTGTGTTTTACAGCTATAAATGAAAGGTGACTACATATGAGAAGAGAAGATAAAGAATTTTTAAAAAGTCAGATTGAAAACTTAAAAAAATCCGCACACGAGCGTTCACATGAGTGTTTTGCGGCAGTGCTTATGCAGATTGATTATCTCCAGCTTAAATTACTCAAGGCTGAAAAAGGCTGTAAAAAGCTCAGAGCAGAAAACAGAAGATTAAGAGCAGAAAATCAGATGCTCGAGGACAACATGGGGAATCTTTTGTGTACAAGAGAGGAAGAAATGAGGTACAACCGAGTGTTGAATGAAAATATCACAAAGCTGGCTGAGGTCAACGCACTTATGGCAGGTAAGCTCTCGGTATATGAACCTATTAAGAAGGCTGAATCTCAGCCCGATGAGACGGCTGACACGGTAAGAGAGTCAGATCCGGCAGAAGAATAATCAAGGCAACTCCCTTGCTACATGCGAAATCCAATTTTAAAATCAAGAAATCAAACAATTTCCATATTCAAAACTAAAATCAAAAAGCAATGACTTCTTTTTTTGATTTTAGCTGTTACACAATAAAATAAGAGCACACAATTGCAGTGGCAAGGTTTGCAAAAGCAGTAGCTCAATGGTCAGATGGGCTACTGCTTATTTATATCTATCGGCATTAATATTCTAAAACAGAATAATAATCAGTCATAATTGAGGGAGCTGAAATGCTCCTTTTGAAGCCTGCTCAAACGATTATTTAAGTCGGGAAAACAGGAATAATATACTATAATAAAAGGTTATGCTATGTACACTTATAAACGAACAATAAAAAGCGGAGATATGATTGAGGTTGAGTATTACCAGTCAATCAGAAAAATCGGCAAAAACTACGGCGGCAGAAAATCAAATAACTCTTTAAGTCCTGCCAAGATGAGAAAAGCAAACAAGCTCCGTGCGGTTAAGCATATGCAGAGGCTGATAAATGCAAACTTTGGGAGCGGTGATTTTTTCTGTCGCTTTTCTGCGCCGTATGGAACATATGAAAGCGAAAAAGAATTTCGTGCCGAGGTAGGTAAATGGCTTGACAGAATAAATTACCGTCTGAAAAAGCAGGGCAAGGGCAGACTAAAGTACATAGCGTTTATTGAGTGTGGCAAGTCGGGAAAGAATTGGCACATCCACATTATCGTCAGCAAAGAGGACAGGGAACTGTTATCAGAACAATGGCCGTATGAAAACGGTCAGAACTTTACTCCGCTATATAAGAACGAGAATTTTAAAAAGTTAGCTGAGTACATAACAAAAGATTTGACCGGCAAAGAAGATGTTGATGCCGCACAAAAGCGGATGATGACAAGTCGCAATCTTAAAAAGCCTGAATCGGTCACACGAAAGGCAAAAAAAAGAGAGATAAGAGCCTTGGAGCGTGGAGAAATGATTGAACCGCCTGAGGGTCATTATCTCATTGAGGACGATTACTCAATGAACTACTCTGACATCGGCGGTGCAAAGTGGTATTTTTGTTTTTTGCCGATTACGCAGAGACGGAAATGGTAAATAATGGTAAATTCAGACCGTGCGATGTACGGTCTTTTGGGGTTGCACAAAAATGAAGTATGCAGCGGAATAGATAATAAATCAAAGGAGAGATAAACTTGAAAGAAAACAAAGCCAAATGTCCGTTCTATTCGTATGATAGCCAAAGCAAGATCTGTTGTTTCGGGGCGGTTTTCAAAAGTAAGAGCACAACGCTGTTTTTTGATTCGCCGCAGGACAAGGAAAATCACTTCAACGATTTTTGCGGTAGCTATTGTTGGCGAGGCTGTCCGCTGGCACAGACGATCAGCAAAGATTTGTAAAATATCAATCTTTTAAAAACATAATATGCAAAAATTTTAAATCAATTCAAAAATTTTATTTTCGTCACGGTTTTGCCATTGGGTGAAACCGTGTTTTTGCATACCAATATTACCCTCGGAAAAAAGTGTACAAATTTGGTATTAAAGTTTTAACTTTTTTGCACGAAAGAAAAAAGCTAAAATTAAAACACGAAATGAGTATAAAAAGGCGGTGAGCTGATGAGCGGAAAAGTTAAAGTGACAGGACAGGGAAGCGGAGCGAATGAGCCGAAAAACGGAGTGTCGAAACCCGAAAACGGAGTAAATGAACAGAAAGAGATTGACTGGGTGCAAATTAAAGCTGAATATATCAGCGGCACAATGTCTGCTTCTAAACTTGCCGAAAAGCACGGAGTGAGCGTGTATGCCATACGAAAAAGGTCGGGGAAAGAACGCTGGCAGGAGCTGAGGAAGCAGAATCAGAGTGAAACCGCAAACAAAATAGCTAAGAAAATCAACACAGAGAAAGTGAAGAAAACCGTCAGAGAGATTGACAGAGTTGTGGCCGTTGCCTCTAAACTTATCACAAAGTTGAACAGAGCCGTTAATGAGCTTGACAAGGACGAGGAACTCATCAAGAAGAAGGTCACGGTTAAAGCCGAAAAAAGCGAAGATGAGAAAGCCGCCACAGCGGAAGAGGAATACAGATACGATTATGCTAAACGCAAGACACTTGTAAACACAAAGCGTGCAGCGGAAATTTCAAAGAGTCTGCTTAATGTTCGTGACATACTCGCAGATTATACGACGGAACAGGACGAAGAGAACGCTCTCGGCATTATCGAAATCCCGATGCAGGAAGTCATGCGACCGCCCGAAGATGACGAGCAGGACGGTGAAAGCGTTGAGTAAGAAAGTCATATGGACTCCTCAACCGAAGCAGAAAATTGCGTTGAGCCGTGGCGAAGATGAGATGTTATACGGCGGTGCGGCAGGCGGAGGCAAGACCGACTATCTTGTGGTTGAGGCGGCAAGGCAGGTGAATATCCCAGAATACAGAGGGCTTATATTGCGTAGGGCTGTGCCTGACCTCGCACGAATTATTGACCAAACAAGGGCAATTTATCCGTCAATAGATAGGGGGGCAAGGTATAATGCCACAACAAGAGTGTGGACCTTTTCAAGCGACGCACAAATTAAGCTCGGCTCTTTATTTCGCACGAATGAAAAATATAAGTACCAAGGTCAACAGTACGATTTTATCGGCTTTGACGAATTAACGCAGTTTACATTTGACGAATACAGTTATCTAAAATCCCGAAATCGTGGCAACTGCAAGGCAACGAAGGTGTATATGCGGTCAACCGCTAACCCCGGCGGTGTTGGCCACGGCTGGGTTAAGCAGTATTTTGTAACTGCCGGAACTCCGGGCGAAACTATATGGCTCAGTGACAAAGTAATTATGCCTGACGGCACGACCAAAAACTATTGGACCAGTAAAGTCTTTATCACGGCAAGCGTGTTTGACAACAATGCTTTGATGAATAACGACCCCGATTATGTCAAGCGACTAGCACAGTTGCCCGAGGCGGAGCGGAATGCCTTGCTCTACGGCTCGTGGGATAGTTTTGAGGGACAGGTGTTTACTGAGTGGATTGACAACCGAGAGCATTACAAGGACAGACGGTGGACTCATGTTATTGAACCGTTCAAAATTCCGCAAAGTTGGAGAATTATCCGTTCATACGACTGGGGATATACAAGACCGTTTTCAGTCGGTTGGACTGCCGTTGACCAAGACGGCAGATTTTACCGAATAAGAGAACTGTACGGCTGCAAGAAGAATCAGCCGAACACAGGTGTACGCTGGCCGATTGAAAAGGTGGCACAGGAAATCCTTGCAATTGAAAATAATGACCCTCAGATTAAGGGCAGACAGATTTATGGTGTTGCTGATCCGGCTATCTTTGCAGAACAAGGCAGCGGAAAAAGTCAAGCCGCAACGCATGCACAGTTGGGTGTGTTTTGGAACAAGGGCGACAATGCGAGAATTGCCGGAAAAATGCAGTTTCATTCACGGCTCGCGTTTGATGAGGAAGGCTATCCGATGTTTCAGTGTTTCAACACTTGCACTAACTTCATCAGAACAATTCCGAACCTTGTTTACTCGCAGATAGACACCGAAGATATTGACACCGAGGGCGAAGATCATATTTATGACGAACAGCGATACGGCTTTATGACCTCGATTATTACACCGAAAGAAGTTGTGCTGAGAAATGCAAGGGCATTTGACCCGCTGAATTTAAGTCAGACACGATATTACAGATAGGAGATTACCAAAATGAGCAAAGTTAAACGAGATGAAAACGGTATGATTATGCCGGTTAAAAGCACATATCCAGCTCTGACCTCGGAGAAATCAAAGCTGAGCAATGTTTACGGTACAGGCGATAAAACCGAAGAAGAGCCGAAATCAGCCGAACAGGCAGAAAAAGAGAACGAGAGCAGCGGCAAGCCGATTGGACTTGACGAAATACACGAGGCTATGCAGACTTTCCGCAAATATCAGAACAGCAAAAAAATGTATGATGAAAGATTTAAGCAGGCATTTAAAGAATATAATCTGCTTTACACAGAGGCAACAGCACCGCAGATTAAAACTGACGATAAAGGCAGGCCTCGAAAGGTGCTTGTACCGCACCGCAAAGGCGCACAGGCACTCAATGTGATTATGAACAAGCACGCTGACGCTATGGATAACTACCCCGAAATCATTTGTTTGCCTCGAGCACAGGACGATGAACAGGCGGCCAAAACACTCAACAGCGTAATACCGTGCATACATAAACGCAACGGATTTTTGAGAACCTACTCCGATGAACAGCTTGATAAGTTCGTAGGCGGTTGCGGTTGTTATGCCGTGTTATGGGACAAGACAGCGGAAAACGGACTGGGTGACATTGCTATCAGCCGTGTTGATATTCTCAATCTTTTTTGGGAGCCTCATATCGAAAACATACAGGACAGTGCCAATGTATTTTTTGCCCGCTATTATGACGAGGACGGAATCAGAAAGGTATATCCCGAACTTGAAAGCGTTTCGACTGCATCGCTTGGACTTGTGGAACACGAAACATACGACAACAGCAATAAATCAAATGATAAAGTAATCTTGCTTGACTGGTATTACAAGAAAAACGGCGAATTGCATTTGTGTAAATTCGTCGGTGAACACATTCTCTACTCTTCGGAAAATGAGGGTAAGCCTATTTATGACCACGGCAAATATCCGTTTGTACTTGAACCGATGTTCAGACTGCGAGATACTCCCGTGGGTTTCGGCTTTATGGATGTGGTGAGAGCACCACAGAATCAGCTTGACGAACTTAAACACGATATGCTTGTGAATGTCAAAGTCAATTCACAGCCGAGAATTTACTCAAATACAGCTGTCGGAGTGAACAATGACGATATGACCGACCTTGACAAAACTGTAATTGAGGTCAACGGACAGTTACAGGGCAACATTGCACCGGTTGAGTCCAAAGAGCTGGCCTCGGGTGCATGGAGCTTGTACGACAGGCTCTCGAATGAAATCAAAGAAACCTCTGCTACAAACGATGCAAGTAATGGAGCAAGTGCTGCAGGTGTTACAAGTGGTTCGGCAATTGCGGCATTGCAGGAAGCAGGCGGTAAAGTAAGCAGAGACTCGAATAAACTTGCACAGGAAGCAATGACGGAGCTTGCACAGCTGGAGATTGAACTGATGAGGCAGTTCTATAACTTGCCGAGAATTTTCAGAATCACGGGTGAAAATAATCAGACAACCTATGAGGAGTTTGACAATACAGACCTTCGGAAACAGCCGTTGACATATACGGACACAGACGGTCAGACGGTAAACTATACCGACGAGGACGGCAACATACTTGAACGACTGCCGATTTTCGACATTGATGTAAAGGCTCAAAAGGCCAGCCCGTTTGCGACTGCCGCTCAAAATGAAATGATGATGAATCTGTTTCAAATGGGAGCGTTCAACCCGCAGGCGGCAGACGCTACGCTTGTAATGCTTGACGGCATGACCTTTGAGGGCAAAGAAAAACTAATTGAGAAAATCAAGCAGAATCAGACCTTGTCTCAGGCTGTACAGGAGCTCTCAAATAAAGTGCAAATGCTTGAAGCAATGAACGCAAGCAGAACAGCGGCAGATGTGCAGAATGCTATGCCGAGTGAAAACGCACAGAACGCACAGCAGACACCGCCACAGACAGAAAGCGAGGCAACAATGTGATTGAAGTAACATTGATTGACTGCGAAAATCTGATATATTTTGAAAGCAAAGGACACGGCTCACATGATGTGTGTGTTGCCGTGAGTGCTTTATGCTCTGCATTTTTGCAGTATGTCCGTGAGATGCAGGACGAAAACAATGTGACGATTATCAACGAAAAGTACGAGCAAGGTCACACGGAATCAGAGTTTTATATTGTCAGCTCAGATGCCGAAGTCCGTCACGGCATAAAAGCACTATGGACGGGATTTGAACTTTATGCCGAGAATTATCCCGATGAGATAGATTTAAACTATGATGACGGCGAACCGAAATAAAGTTTAAAATCAACGAGACTTTTAACTTTTTTTGAAAAATTAAGGTTGTTATAATTAAAATATAAGGTCGCAGTAGTGGGACTGCATAATGACCTGACACCTCGGAAAGACGAGAGAGAGACACCTCGGAAAGACGAGAGACGGAGGTTCTTATGAACGACAAATTTATAAATCTTATCGTAAATCTGCATGACGGCGACTCAGCAGGCGCAGCTGACGGCGGAGACGGAAACGGTGAGAGCGGTGAAGCCACAAACACCGAAAACAACAACATAAGCCGTGAAACGAGAGAGAGAGCTGAGAGAATCGGCATAGGTGACGACCTTATCGACGATTATAATAGGGCTTTCGGCAACGGCAATCAGAATCAGAACAATAACGCAGAAGGCGAAAACAACAGCACAGACACAGACGGCGAAGAAAACTCAGAAGAAGAGTTTGAAAAACTGATTAAAGGTAAATTTAAAAATGTGTATCAGAACAGGGTGCAGTCTTTGGTGAAGGACAGACTGTCAACCAAAGACAAGCAGATTTCTGACATGCAAAAGAAAGAAAATACCGGCAATCAGATTTTTGCCCTTATTGCAAACAAATACAATGTACAGCCCGATGACCTTGACGGTCTCCTCAAAGCCGTAACAGAGGATAAGGATTTGTTTGCAGAAAAGGCTTTGGCCGCCGGAGTAACGACAGAAGAGGCACGCAATAACTTCTTCACTCAGCAGAAAACAAATGCACAGGAAGAAGAGCTTGAAACCCTCCGAAAAGAAAAAGCCGCAAGAGAACTTGATACGCATTTAAGAACAATTGCAGCGGAAACGATGAAAGAATTTCCGAATTTCAATCTTGAAGATGAATTTCAGAATCCGTCTTTCCGAACCGCTCTTGACTTTATTGCTCAGCAGAGGAACGAACAGAACGAAAAGACAGGTCGTAATGATGAAATTTATGATTTGACGACTGCTTATAAAATGGCGCATTTTGATGAATTGCAGAAAGACCTTGTAAAGCGTTCAAGCTCTGCCGCAATCAGTGCGGCGGCACAGTCAATTCAGAGTGGTGCAAGACGACCAACGGAAAATGCGGTCAAGAAAAGCGGTACAACCACGCAGAGAAAGAGCGTGGCCGATATGTCTGACGCTGAATTTGATGCTTTCTATGAAAAAGTAAGACGAGGCGAGGCACACCTCTAATGCCTTGCCGAAAGGAAGGTACGACAATGAAAAGCAAGATTATTAAGCTTATTATCAATATTCACGATAATACGGTTGACGCGGGCGGTGTAAACAAGTCAAACGGCTATGTTTACAATGCTTACGGCAACACAAAATCAACATCGGGCAATGACTGGACACCCGAAAAGGCTACATTCTATAACAAAGTATTCCTCAAAAACTTGACAGCGAAATGCGTTCACGGTCAGTTTGGTGAGCATGACACAATTCCGAAGCAGTCGGGCAACATTTACAACAAAAGAGGTATTTCACCGTACCCAACTGTTACAACACCGTTGCAGGAAGGCATTACTCCTGTCGGTAATAAGATGAGCTTCTACTATGTCGAAATTGCCGTAAATCCGTACGGCGCATATACACCTATCACAGACTGGGCAAGTTTTTGCAGCCGTGATAATGTGATGACAAAGGACAGTGAGGAGCTTGCTTCACAGGCAGGACGCTCAATTGAAGAGATTGACCGTGAGGCTCTTAATGCCGGTACAAGCGTAATCTATGCACCGGCTGTAGGCACTGACGGTGCGGTTACAGAGGTTGCAAGCCGTGCGGCTATTACGGCAAACAGTAAGCTCACTATTGACACCATTTTCAGAGCGCTGAACTATCTCGAATGTCAGAACGCTGAGCCTATCGGCGAAAACTATGTCGCTGTTGTACACCCGAATGTTAAGTACGACATTATCAGCAACAAGGATTTCATCAGCGTAGTTAAGTATGCTCACGCAGACAAGATTTTCAAAGGGGAAATCGGTACAATCGGTAATGTTAAGTTTGTACAGTCGAACTTTGCGAAAGTGTTCAAGGGTGCGGGCGCAAGCAAGATTGATGTGTATTCAACGCTTGTGTTCGGTAAGGACGCATATGTTACCGTTGAGATTGAGGGCGAAGGCACTCAGACAATCGTTAAGGGCTTTGGATCAGGCGGTACATCTGACCCACTCGACCAGCGAGCAACTCAGGGTTGGAAAACAACTCACGGCGTCGGCATTATCGGTCAGACAAGAATGGTTCGTATCGAATCAGCTTCATCACTCAACACCGTAGCACAGACAGTTTCTCCGGCTGTAGCATAATCGGGAGGTATATAACTTATGGCAACAACAAAGAAAGCCGCAGAGACGGCAGAAAATACAGAAGTATCGGCAGCGGAAACTACTGCCGATACCGTAACAATTAAAAAATCTCAGCTTGATAAGCTCCTTGGAATGTATGACGAGCTTCAGGAAATCAAGAAGAGTATGCCGATTGACCGCAAGGCGGAAAAAATCAAGCAGGACAAGGAACTTGCTAAAATGATTGAAAAGGCAAACAAGGAAAGTGAAGAACTTGTTGAGTACATCGCTCCGACCGGTTCGATGAAGTCAAACAAGAATATTGAGGTCAATCTCAACGGTGTCCAGTACACCGTGCCAAGAGGTGTTAAAACAAACATTCCCCGCAAGGTTGCGGAGATTATTGATAACTCAATTAAGCAGGCTGAATTTGCACAGGGCGTGCAGGATAAGGCTGCCGAGATTGCCCAGCAGGCAATTGCCGAGGGCAGAATCTAATTCAATAACAAGGAATAAATTGTACTCCTTACACAAAATTCGCAGAAGGGCGGGGGCGGTAGCTTCCGCCTTTTTGCGTTTTTGCGTACACAGATATTAGAGAGGTGATTATATGACAATTGATAAGGTAATTGAAAGAGTGAGAAATCTTAAAAGCGGATATGATGTGTCCGATGAGGACATTATAAGTTATATTAATGAGGTAGAAATGGAAATTATCAGCAATGTAATAAGTAATCGCGAAGGCGATAATTGCATTGTTGGAACATACGGAAACTATCTGATTGATACGGACCGTGACTTTGAACTGCTTGCACCTGCGCCGTATGACAGAATGTATGAGGTTTATTGTGCGGCACAGATTGACAGGGACTACGAAGAGGCCGAGAGATATTCGGTTGATATGAGCGTATATAATCAGCTGAGGCAGGATTTTGGTGTGTTCTGGTTCAGAACGCACCCACAAAAGAAACGATATAACTTTCATATTGGTTAGGCGGTGAAATAATGCTACCCGAATTAAACATACCGAGAAGAGATACAACGAGTATTAGTATATTCAGAGGATTAAACAGAAGTCCGAACACAGGCTTTTCAAGAGTTTCAAGCTCATCAAGCAGTATTTACACAGAGTTCAAAGATTTTAAAAATATGACTTCTGATAAATACCCGCAGCTTGCACCGAGAGCAAACCGCTCACGAATTACTTCGAATGACAAAATCAAAATCATCTCGAATCTGTTGTCGGCTAACTCAGGGCTTATTTATATTGACTCAGACAAGAATCTGCATATCGGGGCAGAGGTTACAAAGATTGATGAGATTGATGCAGTCAAACAGCACCATATTGTTTTATACGGTAACAAGGTCGTAGTATTCCCCGAGAAATTCTCGGTCAATATTAGCAACAAAAGGGTGACTATGATTGACTGCCAAAACAAAGATTTGAGCACACAAATCGAAACAAAGAGCAATCTGCAACTTGATGCCTTGACATATGATTATGCATATTTGTTTTGTTCAATTACACGGTCACATTATGACGCAAGTGCGAACAAGAATTATCGACCGAGCGTAACTTTATATACCAGCAACGATTTAACTGACACCAAATATCAGTTGACAAGTAATAAAGACATGGTTGATATATTCAGCTTAAATGATATTAGGATAGGCATGGTAATTGAAAGTTATAACAACTTTTATTCTGTTGTCGGAATTGAAAAGAAGGACAGCACATATAAAAAGAATAGGCTTTTGAAATTCAAAAAGTTGTCCCAAAAGTTTAATTATACGACAATAAGAGCCAAAAACATTGGATTGCATATTGAAGCTGGAGATTTTGTTAAAATCAGCGGATTAACTGACTCTCTTGTCAGCAAAGATGCCGAAAGCTACGCCGATAAGAGTTATATTGAAAACCTTAACGGAAAAACTTTCAAGGTTTATTACGTTTCCAAAAATGAGCTTGTAATCAAGTGCGAATTGGAATCAAGCGTGCCGTACACAGGAACGGTCACAGTTGAAAGAATCTCTCCCGATTTTGATGAGGGAAAAATCGTGGAAATGCAAAATCGCTTGTGGTGTTGCTCTTCGGAAAACAACGAAATTTATTGTTGTAAACAAGGTGATGAGCGCAACTGGCAGGCATACAGTGACGGAATCAGTACAGACAGCTGGGCGATGACTTGCGGAAAAGAAGGAAAGTTTACAGGGATTGCAACACGGGGCGACAGCGTTATATTTTTCAAAGAAAATTACGCACTAAAAATCTACGGAACAAAACCGAGTAACTTTACCCTTGCGGAATACAATGTTCCCGGTGTCGAAATCGGAAGCGAAAAGAGCCTAATAAGCATTAACTCAACTTTGTTTTATCTTGGCCATAACGGTGTATATGCCTATCAGAGCGGTAGCCTGCCGGCTCTTATCAGCGAAGAATCTTTGTGGGGGCATACTTATAAGAACGCAGTCGGCGGTCGGCACGAAAATAAGTATTATATCTCCGCAGAAAGAGATGACGGAGAACATGAACTTCTTGTGTACGACACTGATAAAGGCTTGTGGCACAAGGAAGATAACGCAAAGATGATTGACTGCACAACATACAACGGTGTGCTGTATTGGCTTGATGAAACAAAAGAAAACATTATGTGTCCTGATAAAGCGGACAATCTTCTTGTTGACAACAAGAAATATGAGTATCAACAGGAAGATTACTTTGAGTGGTCTGCTGAAACAGGCGACCTTTACGACAGCGAATTTAATGTTAAGAATATCGGAAAAATCCGAATCGGCATTAAAGCCGAAAAAGGAGCAAAGGTCAGCTTGTTTGTACAATACAAGGACAACGGTGAATGGCGGAAAGTCAGCGAAATGCTTTACAGTGAGAAAAAGCCGAGAGTATTCGCCGTAGCTTTACGTAGGGCGGAATATTTACGGCTTAAACTTGTAGGAACAGGACAGGTTGAAATATACGGAATTGACATTGAGCACAGCAGAGGAAGTGATAAGCGTGGCGACTTTTAAATTAGATCCACCCCCTTCAACAAATGACATAGGGGAAATGCGAAATTATCTGAATGATATGTATGAACAGCTGGCTTTCGTGCTCAGTAATATTGACAGCGATAACATAACAGATGATTTTCTTTCTGCAATCGGACAAAAAGGAAGTGAAAAATAATGGCATATACATACAAGGTTTACGGCACAGGTGATGTTGACAATGCGGTTAATAACTACAACCGTGTTGCCTCATCAGCTCCGACATACGCTGACAGCTCGGAAACAAGACAGGCTCGTCAGCAGGCTGACAATTACGCTAATTCCTACACCGACAAAATCAATAAGGGATACACGAGCAAGTACAAGGGTACAATTGACGAGCTTGCCAATCAATACCAAAAAAATAAATTTGACTGGACTCCCGAAAATTCTTCTGAATATCAGCAGGCGAAAGAAAAATATACCCGAGAGGGCAAGGTTGCACAGGAGAATGTGCAGGGAAGTTATGCGGCCAATACGGGCGGTTACAGCAATACATATTCACAGGCGGCAGGACAAAAGGCATTCGGCGAGTATATGGACGAGCTTGCAAACAAGGTTCCAACACTTAAAAATGAGGCCTACAAGAGTTATCAGCAACAGCAGGAAGATACGCTGAACAGAATCGGCGTATTGCAGAACCTTGATAACACGCAGTATCAGAAATACAGAGACAGCGTAACGGATGATTACGACTTTATGAACTACTATGAAAATAAATACGGCACAAGCAAAGGCCTTGATATGAGTAACTTTCAAAATGAACTTGCTCATTGGCAAACACAAATGTCAGCGGCACAGAGTAATCTTTCAGACATCAGAAGTCTTGCCGAGGCACAGTATGAACACAACACATTGAGTGCCGACACAAGGTCAAGCATTGACAGTCAGCGCAGACAGTCGGATGCCTATTATAACTACCTTAACAGTCAGGTAAAAATAAAGTGAGGTGAGAACATTGAGCGTGAACAGTGAAGAAAAAATTTACAATGACCTGATGAATGAAGTACCGAGTCAGACGGTGAGCGGTGACACTAAGCAGAGTGCCGCCGCTCTTGCAGGTGCAGAATCAACAGCGACAGGACAGGCTGACAATTATAAAAGCACTTACAGCGGTAAGTTAGATGACGCTATAAGTAACTATCTGACAGGAAGAGGATTTGAATACGATCCGATGCAGGATAAAGCATATCAGCAGTACCGCAAGGAATTTGCGCAGAATGCCGCTATGGCACGAGACACGAGCCGTAACACAGCTAATCAGCTTGCAGGCGGTTACAATCCTACCTATGCCGATACTGTCGCAAACGAGGTCTACAATGACCGTATGGGCAATATAAGCGATGCAGAAAGTACATTCAGAGGACTTGCACAACAGGATTATCAGTCGAAGCAGGAGAAAAACGCAAATGTACTTAACCTCTATAACACGCTTGAGGGTACGGATTACAGCCGTAATCGTGACACGGTAGGAGACTACAAGAACTATCTTAATCTGCTTGCAAGCAGGTACTCAACCGACAGACAGGCAGATGTCAATCTTGACAGCGCTAACAATGATGTTTACTCAGCAAAACTTAACGGAGCAGTAAATAATCTCTCATCAGCAAGAGCAGCAGACAGTCAGCGTTATTTGTATGACACGGTAAGTGCCAATCAGCTTGCACAAAATGCACAGGCTGAAAGAGAAAACGCTCAGAAGATTGAGTATGAAAGAAATAAGGCGGTTTATACAGCCTACACTAAGGCTCAGAAAGCGGCAGAAAAAGCAAAAGCAAAGGCTGAGAAAAACAAAGGCAAAACTGAAAATGCAAATGCTGTATTTGCCTCAATGGGCGTTACAAAAAATGATTTTAAGAAAGGCACGGGCAACAAAGAGGACGGAGCACTGTACAAAGAGGGCGGTGCAGTCAATTACACCGTGTACGCTCAAACATACATTGACGAAAAGTATCGTGAGGGCTATATCAACGATGACGAAAAGGATTATCTGTACAAGAAAATCGGCATAACAAGTGACGGAAGCAAGTATAACAGCGAACTTGCCGACAGTTACGCAACAACAATGGGACTTGACAAGCAGAAGAATAAGAAGTTTATTCGAGGCAGTATTATTCAGGGACACAATATGGGACAGTTGAGTGCGGCAGATGTTGCATATCTTTCCGCAAAATACGGACTGTCACTTGACGATTAAGGAGTAAAACTATGGGTGAACTAAAAGATATAATCACAGGCAGGCAGAGCAGTAAGAAGTACCGCAAGGATAATTTCAGTAATTCAGGAGCAAGAAGCGGAGATTTAGCAGGAAGAAATCTTGAACCTCAGCATAATTCTGAAATGACTATCAGACAAATTGTCAGCGGTGAAACAGAAGATACTACCGGCAACAATGACACAGGAAAAACAAGTTTGGAAATGACGGTTAATGAAATGTTTAATATCATTAATCACAAGAAAAACAGCAACAATACTTCTTCAAGTACGAGCTCGAATATAAAATCCTTTTTAAATGAAAATATGAATAAGGCAAATAGTTCCGCAGAGAATTTGAAGGAAGCAATTAAAAACCCGAACAAGTCTTTGAACGATAGAGTCAAAGGACTTACACACATGTATAATGCGGCGGTTGCGACAGGCGACACAAAAACAGCCGAGAAAATGCAGAAAGAATATGATGAACTTGCTGACAGGGTTAATAAGCAAACGGAGATAAACCGACAGAACACTGAAACTGCAGAAGCTGAAAACGCAAAACTTGCAGAACAGGCAGAGACAGAACAGAGGTTTTCAGATAAATACAAAAACTCTACGCTCGAACAGAGGAAAAATGCACGCATACACGCAACAACAGAAGAGCTTGACTGGCTTAACAAGCATATGTATGATAACTCATCAAGTAAGGAGTTGGAAGATTATAATAATCAGCTTAATAAAGAAGCTAACAGCTTGTGGAATCAGAGAGATGAAGAACAGGCATATAACCGGCTTAAAGCAATTGAAGATGAACAGGGAAAATTAAAAACTGCAATCGACAACGCAAAACTCTCTGAGCAGAAGAAAAAAGAGTACGACGATATTGTTAATAACGACATCAAGGCAAAAACTGTTTTGCAGAAATATTATGCTTTGCAGGAGTATTTAAAAACAGATACCTCAGACGCTGACGAAGCTGACAATACTGATAACAGTTACATCAAGAAACTGTCTGAGGGCGAAAGGAATAAAATCAAAGCAGATTTCTTAAAACTTAAAGATAAAGGCTATAATACCGAATCTTTGTATAAATGGTATGCGAGAGAACAGGATGAAAAAAAGGCAGAGGATAACCTTGACCGTATAAAAATGTATGCAAAAAAACATCCCGTTATTGCTTCTGCAAACAGCATAGGTCAGAAATTTGTCGGAGGCGTACCCGATGCAATACAATACATTTCGGCTAACATTGATAAAAAATATAACGGCGGTGACGGATATATAAATCCTGACACTACCGAGACAGCAAAAAGTGAAGCAATAAGGCAATCAGTTTCCGAAAAAATCAACAATGATTTTGGTTCTTTGCTCTATACCGCAGGTATGGGAATTGCTGATTCAACTATCAATATGGTTATGAATAAGTTTATTCCCGGTGGTTCGGCAATGGGTTTAACTTTGCTTGGTACTTCTGCGGGTGTAAGCGGTGCTAATGAGGTTATTGAAAACGGCGGTTCAATTGAAAATGCAGTGACAACTGGAGTAGCCAACGGCATTGCCGAAGCTTTGTTTGAGAAAATATCGCTTGAACAGCTCTCAGCGTTTAGAGCAAGCGGTAAAAGCACATTTCGAGCTGCTGTTGGTAATGTGCTTAAAGGTGCATTTACGGAAGGCTCGGAAGAGGCTTTTACCGACCTTGCAAACAGGCTTACAGATGACGCAATCAACAAGGACCTATCTTCATACAACCTTGCTAAGAAAAATTATATGGAACAGGGAATGAATGAGGTTGATGCGGAGAATGCCGCAAGCTGGGACTTTTGGAGGAATGTCGGACTTGATTTTGCCGGCGGTGCAGTATCGGGCGGTGTGCTTAACCTTGCTACAGCGGGAATTAATCTTGCAGGTGCAAAAATTGATATGGCTCAAAACAAAGAGAGCAACGCACAAATCGGTAAAGCTGTTATGGCCGATGAAAACTTTGACCTTGATTTGCTCATCAGACAAGGTCTTGCAACCGACAAAAACGATAGAGCATACAACTATGCTAAACATATGCAAAAACTTGTTGAAAACGATAACGAGGGAAAAATCAGTGCCGGAGATGTCGGCAACCTTATGTATCTTATCAACAGAGAGACTGCCAAAAATCCCGAGCTTATAAATAAAATAGCTCAGGTTAAGAAGCAGGACGCACAAGAGCAAGGCAATAAGACTGTTAATGTTCAGAACGAACAGAACCATACACAGCAGAACACGGCTCAGAACGGACAGCAGAATGCAGAACAGGCACAGGCGAGCACTGTAATAAATGCAACAAAAAAAGCCAATACAGAGGCTATCAGCAAAATGTACGGTGTATATGCTTTTGGCAAGAAGCACCCAAACGGCATTATCGCAACAGATACTTCAACAGGTAAGGTTGTCAAGGTTGCACTAAAGAGCCTTGAAAGCTCAGCTAAAATCAATCGCAATGATGAAGAAAATACACTTGTGTTCAACACAAATGACGGCAAGCAGGTTAATGCGGACAGCATAACATTCTCTGACAGTCAGCTTGATGCCGTTGTTCACAGCGCAAACGAGTTTGACACGTACGGTGCAAGGAACTATATTTCAAACTTTGAAGAATGGAGAGAAAGTCCGCAGGCACAGAGAATGACTGATGACGAAATGCTCTATAAATATAACAGAGCATATTCAGCCGCATACAGCTTTGGTCGAGAGGGAGTTAAACTCGATTCTTTAAAAGAAACTTCTGAATATAAAATCCTTGAAAATATTCTCGGTGAACAGATTGTAAGTCAGGCATTGAGTACCGGCAGAAGAGATGTTGACATTAACACTCAACACCATGCCAACAGACTGACCGAGTTAATCAACCGCAACGGCAGAGCAGACACAAGCGGTGTGGGCGTGTATGCAGACAGCGGAACAGATGTTTCACACATTCCGCAGGAGCTTATAAGCACGCTCGGAAACCTTGCGACAAAGACAGGCAGAAACATTATTATCTCAGATCGCCTTGCTGACGGAGTGAACGGTGTTGCAAGAGACGGCAACATTATTTTAAGCTCAGAAATTTCATCACAGAAAATCCTTGCCACAGCTTTACACGAAGCCGGTCATATGATTAAGAAAACTAACCCGACCGAGTGGCGAACATTAAGTGACTTTGTGTCAGACTATCTTGTACGCAAGGGTGTTGACCTTAACAAGATGATTGACCGCACAATTGAGAGATACGGCAACCGTTTGCAGGCAGATGAACACGAAAACACAAGAGATGCCGCACTGGAAGAAATTGTATGTGACGCACTTATGAGCATTGCCTCAGATGAAAAGGCTCTCAATATTGCCCTCAGAACGAAGCAGAACAAATCAAAAATTGCAGCGGCAATTAAGTCTTTGATTGCAAAAGTAAAGGATTGGCTCATTGGGAAAAGCACAAACTACGGAGCCAAGGCCTTTGCCAAAGACCTTGAAGCTCTTGAAAAACTCGCTCAAAGATTTTCAGAGGCGGCAGATACTGCAAGAGAAAACATCACCGAACAAACAGAGGTTCAGAATGGGGAGAGGTTGGATGTTGAGAAATATTCAATGGGAAGTACCGACAACATAGTACAAGCGGAATTTGAAAAGAAAGTTGATGAAATTGAAAAAAACACCTACAACAGTGATAATGTTGTAATTATGGGTATTACACCTAATATTTTACAAAAAATCGGATTAGCACCATTACCTCTTGCTATGACTAAAAATCATATTTATTCTGTCGCAGTATCAGATACAAGAGCAAAAAGTGAGGGGAGATATCATAAAAATACCAATTATCACAATTTAGGTTTTGATGCCGTAAAAGATATTTACAATAAAATTTCTGATCCGCTTATGGTAATAGCTCACCCTGATTTTGCGGTAAAGAAAAATAAGAGCAAAGACAGCACCCATAAAGTAGTTGTTTTAGTTGATTTATCAGTTGGCGGAAAACAGGTAATTGCACCGATAACTGTTGATTATGAGGGAATGTACAATAACACACACATAGATGTTAATCTTGTTGCAACATATTTTGATAAGGATAATATCAACGATTATATAAAAGAAGCCATTGCTTTGGAAACAATGGGCAAAACAGGATTCTTTTATTTAGACAAAAAAAGAACCCAGAATATTTTTAAGAAGTCAGGGTACCAATTACCCAGCCGACTTAAAAATTCGGGTTCCAATGTTATTATACGTCCTATTGATGATATTGTCAATAAAAAAATCAATAATATTACTCAAAGCAAACAATTTATCAGATGGTTTGGTGATTGGCAGAATAGCCCTGCAAAAGCAAGTAAAGTGGTAGACAACAACGGTGAACCGCTTGTTTTGTACCACCAAACAGGAAAAGAGTTTACAACCTTTGATACAAAACAAAAAGGCTCGGGAGAATTTGACAGTGAAATGCCGACGGGTATATTTATGAAACCGACAAATAACGATATCGGAGTTGGCGGAAATATTCAAATGCCGTTGTATGCCTCTATTAAAAATCCCCTCATTGTCAACAACAGAAGCGAACTTGTTAAATTTTACGATAAGAATGTACAGGGATATACGAAAGCTAAAAGTGCGATAGACAGCGTTAATAAGGAATACAAGGCTAAATTCAACGAGGAGATGAAAAGAGAAAACGAGGAATATCAAAAGCTGTGGAATGCGAAAAAGAACGGTGAAATATCAGAAGAAGAGTACCAAAAATCCATATCAAGAGATGCACTTGATGAAATTATGGAAGAATGGGAAAATAAGGTTAATGAAGCAAGCCATAACGCTAAAGCCTTGGTAGATGATTATTTCAAAAACAGCAATTATGACGGTGTTATCGTTAATAATGATGTCGGCAGTTTTGGAAGAAGCACAAAAACATTCATAGCATTTGAAAATACTCAGGTTAAATCTGCAACAGACAATATCGGAACATTTGACGGCAATAACCCTGATATTCGTTACAGTCTTGATGAAGATTATGATTTTACAGATGAAAAAGCCGGTGCAATACACGATACGCTGAATTTTTCAATTGACGATGAATACGATGACTTATTTGATTTTAGCGGCAATGACGAACAGCACATTGATTTTGATAAGGCAATTGACAAGAACAACCCTGAATTGACGATTGAGCAGATATACCATCATTCTGCCCGCAATGTTAAAGAGGGCTTACTTGCCGGCAAGGGCATTAAGCCTGAGCAGAAGAAAATCTATAACATGGTCAAGTCTGTAATGCGAAGCTATCACATTAATCCTAATGCTGAAACGGACTCGCTTGTTACCGAGTATGTGGATGCCTTGAATACATTCATTGACGCTGTACAAAACGATAAGTCAAACTTTACTGATGCCTTTGAGGATTTTGTCTTGAAGTGTCGTGATACCCTTAGATACTCGACACAGCTTGACGAACGACACGAAGCGTGGGCGAAAGAAATTCGTGACGAGTTAAAAGGCACAACTCTGCTTATCCCCGAGAACGCAATCGACACAATTAAGGAAAACTATGGTAGTGTCGGAAAATACAAAAAAGCCTTGTTTGGCAAAATCAATGTTAAATTAGAGCATAATGCAAAAGGCATTAACGGTAATGCAGTTGGCTCATACATTGAGGACATTGGCTCACACCTTGAAAATATCGGTGGCAGGTCACTAATGATAGAGGACGGCTTTGACTGGGACAGCGACAGCGGTTATCGTATGCTTGACCATATTATGAATTATGTGTTAGCACCGCAGTATGTAGCAACATATGACGGTAAGTTTCAAAGCGAAAGCACTATTGATGCGGCGGCTATTCAAATGGCGTTTGATACAACTGCCGAATATCTTAAACAGCAAGGTAAAGCGGCAGTAATGCAGAATAATATTGACAAGAAAAAACTTAGAGATATTAACAAGGCATTGAGACAGGCCGAAAAAGCAAAAACTGCGCTGAATCAAAAAACTATCGAAAATTATAAAACTGACATTGCCGAGCAGAAAGAAAAATACAACAAGCAGCGTGAAAAATACCGTCAGGCATATAACGCTCTGAAAGATAAAAAATCAGAAGAAGCCAAAAGGTATCGTGATAAAATCCACGAGCTTGAAGAGCTGAGTAAAAACCAAAAAGCCATTATTAAGACCGTCAAAGATACCTTTAGGGCTCAATACACAGAAAGAAGAGAGCAAACAAAATATATGCAAATGCTCGGCAGAAAGTTTGACAAGCTGGTTAAAAAGTTTGACGCCAAGTCAAAAAATACCGAGAATATCCCCGAGTCTCTCAAACGACCTATACTTAATGTATTGATAGGTTTTAAAGAATCTGCTGACCCCGGACAATATAAGAATGGTGCTAAAAAAACTATACCGAAATATTTCGGAGCATGGAACAATGTTGCTGAAATCGGCGAACAGGTAAGAAACTTATATGAAGAGTATAGAGCCTTAGAACCTAAGCCTAAGAAGAATGACGAAGGCAAAGAGGAAAAAGAATCTACAGCTAAAGGTATGCAATATTCATACATTGACATTAACTCAATTGCTTACAATGAAAGAACACTCAAAATGCTTGAAATAGTTAAAGATGAATTTGCAGAGTATGCAACTGACGACAACGGTGAAACAATATACGATGCCGACGGCAAGCCGATAAAAGTAGGATATAAAAACATTTTCGATTTGGATTCAGCTGATTTAAGGCTACTCTATGACACAATGACGGCACTTGAAGCCTCTTTAACACAAGCTACAGAAATTATCGTTAACGGTCAAAGAGAATCCATTGCAGGTGCAGCGGCAAAAGCACTTGATGAAGTCTCCAATGTAAATTACAACAAGGGGGTGAAAATCAATGTATTAAGTAAAAACACTGTCGGCAATAAAATCAATGCCGCATTATCGGACATGAAAGAGTTAAGTAATAGATTCGTTGCGACAAGCCTTGACCCGGTAAGATACGGCAGATTTCTGAGTGGATATAATGATGACAGTATTGTTGCTAAACTCTTCAAAGATTTGCATGACGGAGATGTTAAGCGAGAAAAAATAATGCAGAAAGCCTATACCAAGGTTCAAAGTGTTGCGTATCAGTATTCGAAAAAAGATTTGGCTAAAATACAAAAGGATGATGTTAAGGAATTTGATTTCAGAGACTCCGCCACAGGCGAAAGGGTTAAGGTCAGTCAGGGCATTATAATGTCAATCTATCTTACAGATCAACAATCATCAGGCAGGAAACATTTGCTTGCCGATAGACTTAATCATTATACCGTGCTTCCCGATTTGGATAGTGCTAACAGTCGCAGACATAGCAAGCAGGAAAAAGCTAAGTCTGAAAACAGTCACAAGATTAGATTTACTTTCGAGGATTTACAACACATCAAGAGATATGTTGAGAGCAATAAAATGCTCAGAGAAATTTCAGGAGCAATTAGCGAAGTCCTTAATAACGAACTCCAGCAGGAAATTAACAAAGTAAGCATGTCAAAATATGGTATGCTGATTGCTACCGTTAGGAACTATTTTCCTATTTCCGTGTACGGTGACGGTGCGGCTTATGAAAAGGACTTTTCGGCGGAGTTTAATGACCTTAGAATGAAAAGCAGAGGCTTTGTAAAACGCAGAGAAAGTTCATATGCTCCTATAGTTATTGACGATGTTTTCAGAGTCTTTAACAGGCATGCAAGTTCTGTTGCCGAATGGTGCGGATTGACGACTCCAATTGAGAACTTCAAGAAAGTGTATAACTGGATAAATACTAATAGTCTTAACGGAACAACTGTGCATGAGGCTATAATGGATAAATACGGTAAGGCTGCAGAGCATTATATTGATAAGCTTATGGGAGACCTGCAAAAGTCAAAGGACACAATTGACAATAACTTGTTGACTCGCATGCAAGGCAACTATATGGGTGCAGCACTTCTGCTGAATCCCGGAGCAATGATAAAACAGTTTGCCGCATTTCCTACAGCCAATGCTTATTTTGGCACAAAAAATGTTGCAACAGCATCAGCCGGCGGAATGTGGCGGGTTGACCTTGAAAAATATGCCGAATACACTCCATATTTGTGGTACAGAGCAGAGGGTAACGGAACAGTAGTCGGTGAGCTCAGCAGAGAAGCCGGTGTTGTTGGCGGCACAAAAAGCAAAATGGACATTATGGGCAAGGTTGATAGATATGTTGTAGGTTGCCTGCTTAAAGCGGCAGAACTGCATGTTGAACAAACAACGAAGCTAAAAAAAGGCAGCGATGCATTTTACAAGGAAGTTGTCAGACAATTTGAAAAATGTGTTGATGAAACTCAGCCGAACAATATGGTAACATCAAAGCCGCAATTCATTAGAAACAATGTTTTGAAAATTCTTTCGATGAATGCTTTTCGCTCTCAGACAATGGCAATCGGCAACACTATCATTGATTCTTATATGGAGTACCGTACAAAAAGCAATGACTATAAATTGTCAAAATCTGCTGAAAATAAGAGCGCCAAAAAAGTGGCTATGAAAAAATTTGCTAAAGCTCTTATTGGTGCAACAGAATCAGCTGTACTTATAGGCGGTTTAACCGCATTAGTTAATATGCTTCTTTTGCATAAGTGGGACGATGAAAGAGATGACAAGGGAAATGTGACGGCAGAAAATATTTTTAAAAACATACTGGACTACAGTATGGAATCATTTGCCGGCACTTTTACTTTCGG